AGTACCATCTCTTGGCAAACTCAAATAGGTGTTCAGATTGATGAGTCTTAGACTCACTTAGTCCTACACCTAGATGATGTATGATGTTCTTATACTCTCTCGCCAGGTCGTCGTGAGCAATTACGATGTCATCACCAAGGAGAACATAAAGTCCTCGGTGGCTTCTGAGACCAGCCCTCTTTGCTGCTAGATACACCACATAATGGTGTGATAGAGCGAAGACTGCTCAGGATGAGAGGTAACCCATAGGTTGCCCTACGGCATACCGAATCTTCCCATAACGGGAAGAAAACTCGGTACTCATTAGATGAGTCCAACTGTCAGCGACAGCCGGAGAGAAAGCATAAGTAAGGACAAATTTCTGGAACCAGAGGGGAAACCGATCGGTTGCAGCCGTTAGATCGAGAGATCAATAGCTGTGACCTTCGGGTTTCTTCAGAATTCGGAGGGCATCACCTTGATGAAAGGTTATATCCTCTGGAATTCTCCTTAGGGCTTCCATGACACTGTCATGGATCCCCTGTAGGGCATTCTGGTACCAGTAGTTTCCAATTCCAATAGAACGTATCTTAAGTTCCTTATCCTTGATTCACACTAGTCGTGCTTTAATTGGGTCCTTAACTTTAGAAAGTTTAAGGATCTCCTTTAGAGCCTTCATAGGTGTCTCTTGTTGGGTAAGGAATCGTAGGTGAGACAGGATTGTGACCATCTTCTCCCCGCAGAGCGTCTTAAACGCGTCTACGTCATCCTTAGAGATGACCGTGAGGTCATCTCATCAGGATGTTATGGCGTGACCATTTGGTCCCGCCTTAGTGGAGAGGTGCCACCATGTTCAAGATTTAATTCTTAGGGTTGGTCGGTTACCCGATCACCTTAGGAAGGCTTTAACACTCTTCTCAACGTCGTCCTCTGATCAGGATCCTGTATAAGGGTCCTCGATCAGGTTTCGGTCGACAGTTGAAGTGGCTGTTAGAGCTCTTGATCATGTCAGCATCGTTAGGGTTAGTGCTCTCCCGATTCGTGAACTACATCAAGGTTTCATTGCACTCAGCGGTTTTGGAAAACCGTCCTCGTGCAGTGGGACCCCGTAGCCCCGAAGGGGATGCCCGCATATCCATCTTGTGAAACAAAGCCTTACGGCCTTGTTCCATTTGACAGTAAACGGAGTCCCCGACAGAGCCCTTATCTTATTAATTCTAATAAGGTAAGGTGTTCACGCCTCGGAGGGCACTTCATACCATCTCATAAGGAGAGCTAGAAGGAGGAAAGGAGCAGTGGTGTCTTTATTAGCAGTGCCCAGCATTGTGAAGGAGTTCCAAGCATCGATCCATCTTCGCTCTCTCTTATTATTATTCATCATGGTATTTTTATTTATATATAATTTATTATGAAGAAGGGATGTTATGATACGAGCCTTTCGCAAGAAAGGTTATCGTTAACCAAGTGACCGAACCAAAATGCTAGGGAGGTGTTAGAAACTAGGAGACTAGTTATGAGCATTCTCCATCCGGGGTATAACCCCGGGCCCTGACCCAATAGACGAAAGTCGCCCTGGTTAGGAGTTGTCC